TTTTGGGTATTATTGTTTATTTTATCTATATTTGTGTATTTTTTAATGCTCATAATTTATTAATATGAATCTGGATGATATTTGCCAAATCCGGCTTCGTATGTTTTGTCTTTAGAAGTTCCATCCGACCGAGTTATTACTACTTTTAAAGAACCATCTAAGTATTCTTTAGAATGTGTTTTTCCGTTAAGCCAACCTCCTTTTTTACGAGAATCTAAATCACCAACGGCTGATTGGTTTAATTGAAATTCTATCTCTTTATTTTCACCTGGAGCAATTGTAAAGTTTTTTTGTGGTATTTTATAAAATTCTCTATTTTGTGGATTTTTAGGAGTCAATGTTACAGTTATTGGTTGTTTATCATTATTTGTTATCGATAACGTTTTTCCATTTTTCCATTGCTCACCACCATCCGCTTTAAATCTAGCAAATATTTTCGGTTTGTTTGAATCTTCATCTGGAGATATTTTAACAATTGCTACTTCATTAACAACATCTGCTCCAGCTGCTTGTGCTTGTGCTAACGTTCCTTGTGAAATGGCTTGCTGATTTTGTACTGCTCCTAATTGAGATTGTAATCCTTCAATAATCGCATTCAATGAATCAATTTGTTTAATCAATGCTTGAATTTGAGCTTTAAATCCCGTATTTTGAGCTTGTAACGATGCTCTTAAAATTCCCTCATCAACTGATTTTTGTAATGATGTTTGTATTTGTAATGCAAAATCATCAATTGTTTGTGTTAGTGTTGCTAATTGATTTACTAATGCATCGTTTGATTGTTCAATAGAAAGTCTAGTATTTGTTTCAGTTTGAACTTGCCCTTCTAAATCGGTAATTTTATTATTTAAATCAGCTATTTTAGACGTTAAATCTGCAACTTCTTTTCTTAAATCTTCATTGGTTTTAACTTGCGCATCATATAATGGTTTAGGTACTAAATCTAAATTTGAAACAGGTATATTTGGTTTTAATTCTTTAACCTCAATATCGATAGCTTTTAGTAATTCAGCTTCATCGTATTTTGGTTTATGTAGTTCTTTAAAGATTAAAGAAGATGCTACATTTCTATCATTTACAAACGTTACACCATATTCATTTTTAGAAATAGCTGCTGAGCCCGATATACTTAATATCGATTCTAAATCGGCTTTACGATTTTCTTGCAATTTTTCAGCAATTGCTTCTAAAGATGTACTAGCCATTATTAAACTATTTCAAATATTAATTTATCATCTATGATAGTAGATATACCACCTTCAACGATTTTTATTTTTAATTTATACGTTCTGTTTATTGGTAAAGTATTAAAATCTATTTTAAAAAAATTACTTTCAGAATCACAACTAACTTTTGCGTATTCTCCAAATGGAATTATTATATCCCCTGATTTATAATCTTCAATTTGATAATATGTTGTTGATGGTAAATATTTTGTTTGGTCATATTCAAACGTAGTTCCAAATGATTTTAGTGGATATTTATCTCTACCTTTTAGTCTAATTTTAATAATAGAATCTGCTGGGTATTTTGTTTTTATATTATTTACAACTACCTTATATTCATCATCACTTATTGAACCTGTTACCGGCGATAAACTTCCAGTTACAAAAATAGTATCATCCCAAACTATTTCTAATTTTGGTTGATATATTGTATTGGTTTCTTTTGAGAAAAATTTAAGTACACCATAATCTAATTCACTTTCTTCATTATTTAAACTGTGATGAACAATAAATCCATTATTTTCTACTGAAGCGGAATTCCAAAGTTTTATAATATTGGTAACATCCATCCTAATATCCGATGTTTCGTAATTAAATGATTGAGATGCTTCTGAAGATGTGTACCAAGTTCCTCCTTCGGCATTTGCTGAACCTGTTGTTCCAATATTAAATACTGCAGTTCCACCTACCGTGTTATCTTGCCAACTATTAACACCATTTCTATATTTCCAACTCACACCATCTGAGGTTATGTTATCAAATTTTGTACCAGTTCCCATTGTCCAACTTTGAGAAACTGCGTTTGCATAAATTGTATATTGTAGTGGAATTTCTTCTGCTTTAGCACATTTTAGGTTTAAATAAGCTTTCCAGCTTCCAGTTATTTGTTGATTTACAATCGATTCTGAAATAAACGTTGTATCAAACTTAATTAATGTTCTAGCAATATCTTCTACGTCTCCGTAATAAAGTTTGCCTACTTCTAATATTTCATCCCTACCGGCGTTTTGGTCTGGCTGTTGGAGATAAATGCTAGAGTCGTATGATGATGTGAAAAATTTATGCATATTATAAAGCTCTTCCTTTTATGTCTTTGTTAGGGTATTTTATTTCAAATATAGATGGGTCTAATGATGGGTATATAATTTTACCTTTAGTTGCATCATCTATGTTATATTTATTTGGAGAATAGTTTCCATCACCTGCGCATAAATTATTAATTTTAACCGATGGTACACTCATCACTCCCTCTACGTTTGCCAACATAAGTTCTATTTCAGATATGTTAATTGGTTTATTAAATGTCCAATTATCTATATTAAAATATGTTTGTAATTCGGCTAAACAAGCTGCGAGTACTTCTCTTTTATTATAATTTTGATAGCAAATTATTTCGAAATCAACACCAATGTTTATAATAAAACCATCTATCATATTAACGGCATCTGTTAACATTCGATATTCGCTTAAGTATGTTTTAAGATTTTGTTTAACAGCTTTATTTATTATTGTTAATTTTTTATCTCCATCATACCCCAGCATATACATATTAATTGCAAACGGATTGTTTGTTTCAGATATTGCTGTTTTCTTTTGGGTTAAGTATTTAATCAATTCGGATTGAATATCAGTTCGATTTTTATCTTTTAATCCCTCCACAATACCAACAAATTCTGCTATATTTTTTGGATTTGCAAGAATTGATGCCGGAGAATTATTATCAACCTCTCCATCTGGGCTAACATAAACTTTAGTAACACTACCATATCGTTCCGGCATCGATAATGCTCTAACGATATAATCTTGTCTTGTAACTGCTCTATTTTGTGAACCAAATGTTGCTAGTGCATTTTGTCTAATTTCTTCAATTGATTCTGCTCCTCTACCACCGATTGCCGGTTCTAAATTTTCAACCGCAATTGATTGTTTGATAGTTGAATATGTATCTCTCTCCGAATCATTACTAAATGATAATAAATCTTCTTCAAATTGTATTTTAGAAATTGTAGTTAAATCTCCACTATTAATATTAGATTCAACTCCACCCCCAATTAAATATTTTACAGTTAATGTTTGTCCAGCAGGTGCTATTCCAAATGTATTTGTTTTTAGAAAATTAGATGGGTCAATTCCCTGATTTAATCTTTCTATTGAATTTGCTAAGCCTAATCCTACATTTTTTGGATTTGGTAAAATTTGACTATCATCCATATTTGTATCACCGCTTCCAAATTGTAAATCCATTGTATTATTGGAATTAACTTTTATAGAAAATCTACGAGGTACTTTTTGAACTTCTAAGATATATGGTACAGAAGAAACTTCTGAAGTTAGTTCTGAATTGGAATTCTTTTCTAAATTGGGTTGTTCTACGAATACACTTTCTTGTGCCAAGTAAGGAACTTCATAATATTTATTATTATCAGCATCTACTACCGATGTTATTCCTATTATTTTTTCTTCATTTATTGTAATAGATGGATAGTCCGTATCATCCGGATTAAATGTAATAATTGTTTCTTTTTCTTTAGCTGATATTACTTTTACTTTTTTACTAACTAAATAAAATGTAGGCTCTCCTGTTGTTGTATTTCTTTCGTATATATCAATTTCTCTATCGGTTTCATTTGCAAAATCAATAGTATCGGTAGTTCTAAAAACTATATTTGAATTTGTTGTTGATACTACTTCCATTCCACTTTTTATTCTTAAATAATATATTGGATTTGGTGAATATCTATTTTGAGGGTCGCTTATAGCTGGAACTAATTGATATACAGTCAAAGTTGTTACTGCTGGAGAAGTTACTTTGGGTTTATATCCCATAGATTGAGCTATTGCTACTACATTTTTACGTTCAGTAGCATGTGATAGCATTGATTCTTTTAATTGTGTATCTTGATAAAATGATAATACATCTCCAATGGCTGCAGCCATTTCAACAAATACCATACCTGGAGATGCTTCGTTAAAATCCGAATATGTATTTGGGAAATATGTTTTTGTAAATTCTACTAAATTTTGTTTAAAGCTAGCAAAATCCTTTCCAACATATGTTATTTCTTTATTATCGCTACCCCAATTTTTATTTAAAGGTTTTATTGCCATTTGTTATTATTGATTTATCTTTATTTCTATTGTTTCTGTTATGTTTGGGTTTATTCTTAGCGAAAATTTTATTGATACATTTATCGTATTATTATCAATATCTTCATCATCGTATGGAAATTCTATATTTTGTATCAATACAAATGGCATCCACATTGCTACAGCTTCTTCAATACTATCAATTACTCTATTGTTAATATCACTACCATATATAGGTTCAAATATAAGTTTATGAATATCACACCCAAAATCAGGTAACATACACCTTTCACCCTTTCTAGTCATTATAAGATTTATAAGGTTATCTCTAGTTTGCTTTATGGTAGTATAGTTTGAAGCAAAAATTCCATTAGAGTCGGAACGCCTATTAATTCCAATACCCAATGTTTTATAAGAATTTTCTGTTAAATCCTCTGTACTAACTTTACCGAGCTCTATTGCCATTATTAAAATCTTTTAACTAATTCTCTATAATCTCTTGTTAATGCTTTTGTTAAAACATCTACTCCAGCATTATCTGTAGATGGGATTTGGTGAGATGGGATATTTTCATTTGAATAACTCAATGTTTCCCAATCTCCTTCCATACTTTTTTCTGGTTGAATAACATCTAAAATACTACCACCCACGCTTCCTTCTACCCTATGAGCAGATGTAAATGGTTGTGTCATATTCAACACCTCATTTAACATTGGATTTTTAGTGAATTGTTTTTGTGGTGGCACCTTTCTACTTTTTTGTAAAGCTTGATTTGCTTTTTCAAATGGGTCAATTTCAATTGCTTCTTTCAATGATGGGGTTGTTGGTTTTGGTTTAGAGCCATTTAATGTAATAGCACCACTTTTAACAAGTCTAATGATTTCTTCTTTAACTTGTTGTTTAACTTCATTTTTAACAACCTCTTTGATGAGACCCAATAATACATCCGATTTTGACATAATAGATACTTTTTAATAAATATTGAAATAGAAAATTTAACACATTTTGATTAACCTATAATAGTATAACCACTCCAATTTAGTATTGCAGGAGCTGGTGGAGCCGGTGGTGGGTATTGCGCCATAACAGACATTATACCACCAGAACCCATTAAATGGGTTTTAGCTACATTAACAAATGGATTAATCATTATGTTTGTTTGAAAGCTGAATTTTATTGTTGGTGGTACAAAAAATATATTAGGAATTTGTGGTATTTTATCTTTAATCAAATCATATGCCATCGCTATTAATTCCTCTTTGGTTGGTATTTTTTCTTCTACCATTTTTTGTAATTCTTCTTTTGTTGGAATTTTTGGTATAGAAATGCCTGGTAAAGATATATCAGGCACTATACCATTTATACTATCTTTTACAAACTTTTTAATTTGAGGTGGAGTTGGTTTTGGGTTTGGAATATTGTTAGATATTTCAACTGCGGTTTGTATGGCTAATATTATTGGTGCCAGTATAGCTGCTTCTATTGGTATTATTAATTGTTTTTTTAATTCCTCTACTGCAGCTTCTATTAATTTTTTTTTGGCTTTTTCTATAATTTCTTTTTTCTTTGGTAATTCTGGAAATGGAAATTTAATTGATTTTTTTAATTGAGAACCTATTGATGGTTTTTTCTTTTTGGCTTGTTTTACTTTTTGTATTATATTTTTTCCGGCTTTTATTGCAGGATGATTGGATATTTTAGAATCAACTGGTTCTTTTTTTAATATTTTTTGAACTACTTCATATACATTTACCTCACCAATTTGTGGTATATTAATAGTTTGTTCTTTTAATTTATCTTCTAATGCTTTGGTAGCTTCTACTTCCGCTTTATGTAAAGCAGCTGAAGCTGCTAACATTATTGGGTTTGGACCAATATTCATAATTGCTCCTGGCGCTGGTGGGGTTGATTGCCATCCTGCTGGCTTTAATAATGGATTTGGTATTGGTGCCATTTCAGCACCTTGCCAATATGCATCGAATGCGGCCGGATATATTTCTTGTAGTATATTAAAGTTTTCACCATCACTATCTTGTCCTTTTTTTAATGCCCTTTTAATAACATCAGCCATTCCAACAACGTTACCATTTATAACAGGAACACCATATAGCATATCACCACCTCTTTTTATACATTGGTCATATTCTTTAGCATAAAAATCGGCAAATGCTTCTGTATCTTTTGCGAATTGAAAAGATACCATAGATTTTAAAACATTTATTTTAAATAGTGTCCAAGACATTATGATTTACTTAAATAGTTCTTAGCAGATAATAAAGTGTTTAATTTTCCTTTTATTGCCTTAAATGCTGCTATATTCACAGGTCCAGTCGCTGTTGGTCCAACCGGAGTTGCATATATTTGTTTTGTTATTTCATCTATTAACTCACCCATTATTTTTACTAATTCTCCGCCCAATACCATCTTCTGAACAGCGGCTCCTGCTGCTCCTTCACCAGTATTTTTTCCTAAAAATATTTTACCATTTTCAGAATTAAAAAATATTTGATTTGCTCCTTCTGAATGAATGGTTATATTTTTTTTATTATGTAAATAAATTTCTTTTTCCGCATCTACTGAAAAATTACCATCTGTTATTATGCCCGTATTTCCTTTACTAAAAATAATAAACTCTTTAGCTTTGGCTGATAATAATATTCTATCTGAATTTATAAATAATTGTTCTCCGGTTAAATCGTTTGAGTTTGGATAATTTTTAAAAGCTACTTTAGT